TAATTCAAAATCAAATTTATTATTAACAACAAAGTTTTTCAAAACCATAGATGACAAAGTGCAAATCGCTGTGGTCTTTTCATCTGTATATTGGTAAATCTCATTACACAAGTTAGATTGTTTAATTACACCAATATTTTGATGGTTTGACTTTCTATTAGCACTATCTTTAGAACATAAATACGGAACACCAGTTTCAACTTGAGACTCAATGATTTTTGTCCATATATCTTGTGCTTTGATTTTCTTTCCAAGACCTAAACTAACAGCTTTATTATAGTTTGTTTCATATTCATCACCATAACATTCTTGTAGTGGTTTTAGTCCTGCTTTTACTATATCATTTGGACAAAACAAATACCAATCTGAATTGTTTTTAACCGCTCTCATGAAGTTATCAGGTATCCAAACTGCGGTAAATAAATCACGAGCTCTAAGTTCTTCAGCACCTGTATTCTTTTTTATTTCAAGAAGATCAATAATATCTTTATGCCATGGTTCTAAATAAATTGCGGCACTTCCCGGTCTTCTTCCTTGTTGATTAAAGAATCTAAGAGACTCATTAACAATTTTCAAATATTTTAAAAGACCTCCAGCATAACCACCTGAAGTTGTGATTCGACTTTCTTTACTTCTAATGTTAGACATTGATAAACCAATACCTGCAGCATCTGATGAAAAAGTTGATATATCATTTAAAGTGTCCAACAATCCTTGTCTTGAATCTGAATTGTTATAGTGAAGAACACAAGATGCCAACTGAGGAACTTTTGTTCCTGAATTGATCATAATTGGTGTTGCTTTAGAAATTAACTGATTTGAAAGTGAGTTGTAGTATTCCAAAGCCTCAGTTAAATTATTTGTAACCCAAAGAGCAACTCTCATATACATGTGTTGTGGTCTTTCAATAACTCTACCATTTGGTCTTTTCAACAAATACATTTCTTGTAAAGATCTCCAAGCAAAATAATCAAAGTTGTAATCATTTTCGTGGTTGATAGCCGCATCGATAGTATCTTCACCATATTCTTTAATGGTTTCCATTAGTTTTTCGTTAATAATACCATCTTCGTAAAGAACCATCATAGTTTCTGAAAAACTATCATTTGTTTCTTTATGGTATGATGAAATCGCAACATGAGCCGCCAATTTAGAATAGTCATAATGACTTCCCGTATATGCCGCAGCAATTTCATAGATTAACTTATCTAACTCTTTTGTTGTTACTTCCCCCTCAGTCGGAACCGAAGTAATAACTTTGATGAAAATTTCATCTGAATTTACGTTTAGACCTTTCGCGGCTCTTTTAACTCTTTGATAAATTTTCTGAGGGTTAAAAGATGCCGATTCGCCGTCTCTTTTATTTATTTTTAATGACATAATATAAAATTTAAAAATCGTCTGTAAAACTTATTGATTCATTTAACTTGGCTTTTTGGTATTCCATAGTTCTTGACTCGAAGAAATTACCTTTTGTTTCAATCGCAATTTGTTCCATGAATTTAAATGGTTGCTCAACATTGAATTCTTTACTACAACCCATTTTCACTAATAAACCATCAACAACAAATTCTAAGTATTGTTTCATTAGATTGGAGTTCATACCGATTAGTGATACTGGAAGTGATTCAGTAATAAATTCTTTTTCAATTTCTAATGCCGAAAGTAAAATTTCTTTAATTCTTTGTTCAGAAGGTTTTTCTTCTAAATGATTGTTTAACAAATGGATTGCAAAATCACAGTGTAGGTTTTCATCTTTGAATATAAGTGAATTTGCATTACATAATCCTTGCATAATTCCTCGTGATTTCATCCAAAAAATAGAACAGAATGAACCTGAAAAGAAAATACCTTCAACGGCCGCAAATGCAACTAATCTTTCTGCAAATGACGCTTTTTCAATCCACTCTAAAGCCCACTTAGCTTTCTTCTGAACCGCAGGTAAACGATCAATTGCATTAAAACATTCATCTTTTTCTTTCGGATTATTGATGTATGTGTCGATTAATAATGAATACATAAGTGAGTGAATGTTCTCCATCGCCAACTGAAATCCGTAGAAGAATTTCGCTTCAGGATATTGCACTTCACGATAGAAGTTTTCAGCCAAGTTTTCATTTACGATACCATCAGATGCCGCGAAAAATGATAGAATATTTTTAATAAAATATTGTTCTTTTTCTGTAAGTTTTTCCCAATCTCTAATATCGTTAGTTAGATCAACTTCTTCGGCCGTCCAAAAGGCCGCTTGATGTTGTTTGTAATATTCCCATATATCATTGTGTTCGATAGGGAAAATAACAAACCTGTTTGGGTTTTCAACTAATATTTTTTCCATGTTTTTAATTATTTGTTTGTGTTTCTCTTTGTTTTCTTTTTTCTAAAAGTTCTTTGACACGTTGTCTTTGTCTTTCTTCTTTTTGTTCTTCAAGTCCTAAGAAGGTCATAGAACTTTCAGTGTCAATGTCGATCATTGCATTATCAAACTTACAGTTCTCAAACACAACACCATCATCACCAATTCTTGATTTTGTTATGGCTATAGTTGCCAATTTTAACTCTTTTTGTTGTAGAGTTTTGGCAACTGATATAATAACGTGACCCACCTGAGCCTTTTTAATTGATCCCCCCATTTGATCCGTAGTAACCACTTCGGAAGATATTGAAGATCTATTACCTTGAGTTGCCGTCCAACCTACAATATTCATTTCGTGACACATCGCCTCAAATGCTCTCATTACAGACCCTTCACTCTTCCATTCATCACCCAAGTTTTTTTCGGGAACAATACAATCAATATAATCTAAAACAATCATATCGACTTTAATTCCATCAGAAACCATTTTTCTAATTTGGTTTTTGATTTGTAACATCGTCATAGTATCTGACGGAAGTTTTTTCAAAATTAACTTGTTAGGCATTGACTCCTCAATTTCAATAACTCTCTTCATAACCTCATCTTTTTTCTCTGACAAATCGTCAGGATGAACCTTAGTCCATAAGGTGAAGTGTTTACGCTGAATAACCTTTGGGTTGTCTTCAAAAAAGATCTGTAATACATTAAATCCTAAGTTAAATGCGTGATTCGAAATCTTGGTTAGAACCGTTGACTTACCAACACCTGTAGGTGCTAAGATAACGCCAATTTCTCCTTTTGCCAAACCACCTTTCAACAATCTGTCAATACCAGGGATTCCCATTGGAATTGGATGTCTATAATCTTCTTCAAGAACTTGATCAAGGTTTGAAAATACGTCTAACATAGATGTATCTTTCGCTCCAACTTGAAGTGCTGTCTTCACCATCTCTTCAAGGGTATCGTAGTTCTCAAACTCTCCACCGTCAATAATCTTTTGTGCTTTACCCATTACCTTTTGAAGTTCTTGTTGTTTACAGAATTTCAAGGCCTTTTCTTGCACGAAAGCTACGCCATCGATAGGTGCGTCTTTAATTTTCTTAATTGTGTCTAATACAATTTTAGACGCCAATGCTTGTTGTAATTCAGATTTTGTGATTTGTTCTAATGTCTCAAAGGAAGGTGTGTGATCGTATTTTACATAATACTCACGAATCATTTGAATAATAATTTTAAAATATTTGTTTTCAAAATAATTGTTTTCAATCACATCGATAATCGAGTGTGAAAAGTCTTTATCAACTACAATTTGATTTAATAATTGTAGTTGAAAAGTGTTCCCCAAATATTCAAAATTTTTACCTGTCGCCATATTGTTTCTTTTGTTAGTAATGATAAATACTGTTAGTTTTTAATAAAACTCGGATATTCAAAATTAAAATTTTTACCTGAAAAAATGTCAGTCAACCCAGTCATGATTGATTTTAACTTTGGGCGTAGGTCTACGGTGTATCTGACCTTTGGTGGGTATGGTTTCGCGTCGAATTGTCTATGACAAATTGTCATATCTCCAACCTTAATAATTAGATTGAAAAACTCTGGACCTTCCGTAATTGAGGTATTTAAGATCTCAGGATTCTCAGAAATTTCATATTGATTTTCTAACATATAAGACACCGATCTCATTTTCAAACCATACATTAACTCATTTGTTAATCCTCTCATGTGGTTATAAAATTCGATTGACTTGTGAGCGTTTTTATTAAACCCTCTTACGTTGAAAAATCTTTGAACTACGATGTTCTCATTACACATTAACAAAAATTCTACTTTTGTTATATCTTGCTCTTTCATGTTTTGTTTTTTTGGTTTTTACTTTTTGTTTCTAAACTTGTTTTTTTCTTTTCTTGTTAGTTTTAAAAATGGTTTTAAAAAACTCACCCAAGCGTCGTCACCCTTTGGTAAGTATTTAAAAAACCCGTCCTCCATCATCATTCGAATTAGATTTCTATACCCTCTTCCATCGGGATCCAACGACTCAGAGTAATATAGTCCAACCAATTCTTTTTCCTCTTCATTTAAAAGGGGGTTTTCTAAGTCAACTAATTTTTTGTTTATTTCAAAAAATTCATCTCCGAATATACCCTCTTTTGTTTTACCACTTAATAGGTTCTGAAGAGCAACATTTCCCTTTTCTTCTTTTAAGAGTTGTTCTCCTTTTTGTAAAATATAAGATAATTCAACTCTATCTTCAAGTAGCTCAGGAAATAATTTGATTAATGTTTTTTCTCCCAAATAAAATATTCCATCAATATTGTCGGAACTATCTCCTGTGAGAATTTTAATTGTTTTAACATTATAGTATGGAACTTCAATATCGTGAAGTTTTATTTTGTTATTAATACCATAATATTGTTTTGTGGATGGTGAATAAATTGATACTTTTTCAGATATAAGTTGAGTTAAATCTCTATCACTTGAAAAGATCGTTTTCTCTTCATCTAACGACACTTTACAATAATGAGCGATTAAGTCATCAGCTTCTGCATGTTCTGTTTCCAGTTGTCTTACAAACATCTCCTCAAGGTATTGTTTGACCCTTTGTTTTTGTTCTGCGAAAGACTCCTCTTTTGATTCGGTTTCTGATGATTTACGATTTAACTTATACTTTGGATATATCAATCTTCTTTGTGAAGATGAGGTTTTAGAATCCCAAAACACAACAACTTTATTGTAATTATGTTCTTCTAAAAATTTTCGAAGAGTATTTAGAAAGTGCCAAACACCACCAACGTGTTTTCCATTATGGTAGAAATCTCTAACACCATGAAATCCAATTTTCAATAAATTATTTCCGTCTACTAATAATGTTTTAGACACTCTCTAATATCTTAAATGATTCTTACTCTACTTCTTCTTTTTCTGTTTTCAAATCAAAGTCACCATCAACTCCGATTATATCTTTCCAATAATCAGCATATTCTTTCTTATACTTTTCTATTGAGGCCTTTTCTTCTGTCGTATCTTTACCAGGTAAAAATCCGTGTGGTGTTACAATAATTCTTCCGTCTTCAAACCCAAGTCCATTGATGTGGTTTTTCATAACCGACACTTTTGTTCTTGACGCGAACTTCACAGTTCTCTTATCTTTTGTTGCCGTGATCTTTGTTGTTCCTGCACCTTTTTGATTACCAAATAAGAATACCAAAGAAGAGTTTAACCAAATTGCTTCACCACCTTTTGCTTTAATCTTCGGTTGTCCAAATGGATTGTCAGGTAATTCTACCCAAGGTTGATTAACAATGATTAAGGTATTTTCATGTTTCGAATCTGATTTACGTGATCCTGAAATACGTTGGTTAATACCCATACCAATTTTGTCTGCCAAAGTGGAAGCGTTGTGTTGTTTTCCACCTTTACCTTCATAGGTCATTTTACAAGGAACTGATCCAACTGAATCCCACATAATACAAAGGGAATAATCTAATTCACCTTTTTCTTGTGCATCCAATAGATCATTGATGTAATCTGTAATTTGTTCAATATAACTAAAGTTATTGTTAAACAAAAAGAATCCATCCCAAGTTAATTCACCCGTTTCTTCATCAACAACTTCTTCACATTCAAATCCCATAAGTTTAGCATGTTCAAAAGACCATTTTTGTTCTGTAATAATAAACACAGGTAAAATACCTTTCTTTTGTGCGTCAACCGCTGTTTTAACTAATGCTGTTGTTTTTCCTGTATCTGAGTGACCCAAATACATATTAAGGTGTCCCATTGCAGGGCCAGGTAAACCAACCGCATCCAAGAAATCAGGACCAAGATCAAAAAATCTTTGTGGTTTATATTTTGCGTCCGAAGAAAACTTTTTCTTCAACGAACTAAAATCATTCTTTTTTAGTGCCATTATAATTCGTAAATTTTAAAGTTTTTAATTGTTTCTAATTTGTCGTTTGCATTTGTTAGTTGCTCAACTAAATTATCCATTTCTTCGGTGTGTTGTGGGTGTTCTCCAATACCAACTGAACTTGTGAAATAAACATAAAGTCTTGCTTCAGCATCTGCGATTTCTGCCTCATATTTTTTTATAAGGGCTTCTTTTAATTTTTCTGCGATAAAAGGTTTCATAATTTCTTTTTTAAAAATATAGACAAAAAAACGGGAACAATAAACTGCTCCCGTTACATTTTTTAATCAATAAATTAGAATGGTAATTCTTCATCAACTTCCTCGTTAACTTGTGGGTCAGCGACTTCATTGATAGATTTTGGTGTTGGTTTTCCACCCATAGAAACTTCAGATGTTTCATTGTTAGAATAAACATATCCACCTTTTTCAGAATCCCAACGTGGTGTTTCACCTCGAGCGATTGCTTCTAAATATTCTAAAGGTTTTTTAGAATAAACATCTTCCCATGTCAATGCATCTCCAACCCAATCTGCCATTTGATCTGTGTCATCTGAGATAGGTGATGGATCGTCATACATAACAGTTTGAATTACTGTGTAGAAAGCTCCTTTAGGTGTTTTTGCCTTTGTAAGTTCAAGGATTAAATCTCGTCCTTTATCAGGATCTGTTACATCACCTTTTGCTTTCCAAATTGGAATGATTTTATCAAGGATTCCTTCTTGTTTGTAGTTGTGTTTAAATCTCCAAAATTTAACTCCGTCTTGTTCGTTATCACGATCGATTACTTTTACGATATAAAACTTACGAGCTTTATATTGTTTTGCTAATTCTTTATCTGCGTCACGTCCTGTTGACATTAACTCTTCATATACCTCATTCAAAGGTGAACGTTCATTGTCATTTTTTCCTGGATCGTAAAATTTTTGGTATTTACCGTCCACGGGAATTTCGTGGAACCATACTTCTTTGAACGGTGAAGATCCGTCTGTTGTAGGAAGAATACGAACTCGTCTCTGTCCTTGTTTTTCATTGTCCTTCAAAAGAGCTGCGAAATATTTTTTCATTCGATCTTCTGATGACATTTTAGAACTGCCCGATGTGCTGTTCTGTGTTGATTGTTCATACTGTGCTAATACTGCATCTAAAACGTTTGCCGCCATGTGTAAAAAAAATTAAAGGTTTATGTGTAAATTATAAGTGTATAAAAAGTTATAGTCAAATAGTGTCGCCAAAAAAAAAATAAAGGTCACATTTCTGTGACCTTATAATTATGAATTAAATCTGTTTAATAAAATATCGTCTTCATCTTCCATTGGTTCATTAAATGATTGTTCAATGTCAGAAGGACTAAAGTTTTCAACTTCGTCTTGTGTTAGGACATATTCGTTTTTACCTGTTTTTTCCATTTCTTCTTCTTTGTCTTTAAAGAAGTCTGCCAAGTTTTGTTTGAATGGTCCTGAATCTAAAGATCGTAATTGTAGTTTTTCTTGTGCCGTTCTTGGTCTATATTTTTCTACTTTAGCATCTAAAGAATCGATTTTAGAAACTAAATTATCCATTTCGGCCAATTTTTCTTCCATTTTTTGAATTTGACCAAACAAGTTGTTAAAGTATTCTTCTTGTTTGTCCGCCATAGTTTTTTGAGAGTCAACTAAATCTGTAATGTCCAACTCTTCAGTTTCTCCTTCACCTTCTTTTCCAACTTCTTCAACATCAGGATCTGCAGCAACATCAATCGGTTCTCCTTCAGGGGCTGCTGGTGGAGCTGGTGCCGCACCTGCTTCAGGTGCCGGTGCTCCTCCTTCTGCAGCAGGATCTGCAGGTGGTGGTGGAACTTCTCCTCCTGCCGCAGGATCAGCTGGCGGTGGTGGTGCATCTTGTTCCATTATATAGTTGTTGATACTTCTATATCTTTCAATTTCATTTAATATTTTTTCGTCTATTTTCATCTTATCCGTTTAATAATGTTTTTATACCACTTTTGGTTTCAACTTGTATTTTTCTAAATTGTTTCATGGTATTGTCTACTCTTTCAATAAGACCATCTTTCATTCTTAACGTGTAGCAGTCACCGGTGTCTAAATCACAAACTTGTTTAGTTCCGTCACCATTATCTTTTTCTGAAACTCTTGTGTTTTTACCCAAGTAGTTATCTAATAATATTTTTGTGTTCATATTTTATTTTATTTATAAATATCAACTAATTGTGAAAGTTTGGACTTCTTGGTATTTATTCCACGCAAGTTCAAATTCTTGTCTTAAAGTAAGTTTATCTTGTTCGGACATTGTAGTATAAACATTCTCAGGTTGGTTTATTGGGAAATTAAGAACATATTGTTTAGCATAAGCGGTTGCTCGATCTTGTGGGTTGGCCAAATCTAAATTATTTGTTGTTGCATCAGCCACTATTAAATTAGGCATTTGTGAAGTTTTACTTATAACAAACTTAATAAAGTCTTTAGTTGATATAAAACTTGCAACAGGTAAGTTGAATTTGGCCCCTCGAGAAACACAAAAATAACTTTTGTTTATATAGTTTGTAAAAGCGTCCCCATATATCTCTTGTAAGTTTATTGTGCTATAGTTATTTTCATAACCTGAAATTCCAGTTCCATTTCCAGAGTCAACATAAATAAACGAGAAGATTATTGATGTCATAATTGGTGTGGTTTGACCTGTTTCACTATAACCTTGAGATATTAACTCTTGTTTAATTTCCTCAAACAATTGTTTAGTTGTTAAAGATGTTTGTCTTGGGGTATCAACAGGTGTGTATCTGAAATATCTAGCATTAATATTTTCTTGGCAATCTTGATTTTTGGTTAAAGTTTCTTGGGATTTTATGTTCGCCAAAACATTATCCTGTTGTGATTTTACATTTTCTGATTTTTCTCTGTTTTGTTTTTCAACTTGTCGATATTTTTCTTCTATTGTTGATAATATTTTAATATTTAATGATTGTAAAAAATTATCAATTTTTGGTAAACTATAAAAAGGTTGTCTTGTTCCTTCAAAAGTTGTTGAAAATTCTCCTGGTGATATGTTGTGTTGGACTCCTGTAATCATATAGGGTCCTGAAAACATTGGAACATTTCTTAAATTAAAATACATCATAGGTTGTATCAAGGCACATCCCATCATTTCAACAGTGCATTTATAACTTCTATTTTTATATAAATTATACAATGAAACCGATTGTGTTGTAGTTCTTCTGTTTCTTTGAACGTTTGCCATTTGATTCAAAACTTCTAATGATTCTGAAGTTGGTTTACCTATATCTTGTCCAACATTAAAACTTTTAAATGTTTGTTGATTTTGTCTACCAAAGTCTACGTTAAATCCAACTACTTTATTAGATTTATCCCAATCTGTTTTATTCGCTTGGTTTTCGGTAAGTGGATTATCACTCGCCCTTCTTAAGTCAAAAGCATCATCCCTATATTTGTAATCTACGTTTTCTTTCATTTGTAAGTGTTGGCTTGGAACACTTGTATAATAACATAAAAATTTTGGTGAACTTTCTCTATAATCAACATTCAAATAAGTTCCAAATAAAGTATTTGCAAAGTCTAAAGTTCCTTCAGTTCTTGGTGTTGGGTTTTTTTGAACATCCTGAACGTTATAAAAATTAACAAATGCGGGTAACATAAAGTGTTGGAAATTATTTTGAACCAATATTGTAGTAATCATATCTAACAAAGTCGCCTTGTAGTTTCCATTTTCAACAAGGTCTTGAACTTCAAATATATCAACTAAAATTTTATCTCCAAGATCTCTACTCGCCCTATCTACCAACATCACATCTTCAAATAATGTTTTGTTTTGAAAATCAAATCCTGCAATCCATGTGTCATTTAAACTTTTAAATGTGTCCCAAAGTTCTGTTCTTGTTTGTTCGGTATAACCAGCCTCCAAAGGAGCTCTCGTATCACTTTCATCGGCATTAATAATAACATTTGGTAATTGTTTTCTAACATAAGGTAACATTGTATTTATTACATTGTTTATATAATTGTCAGATTGTATAAAATAATCGTCCATCAAAGAATAAAACTTAGTTAGATTTAAGTTATTATCTTTTAATTTTTCAGATGCATATATTTTTATAATCGGCGCAAAGTCTTTAACATTTTTTTCATTAAACTGAACATTCATGTCAATAAAAAAGTCTGTTATATATGATCCACTATTTTTATATTCTAATTGTGGAATAGAAGATTTACCAACATAATATTCCAAAGCTTCCCATGTTTTAGGGTTTTGTTGTTTTGATTGTTGTAGAGTAACTTGTGGTGGTAAATTTCCAAAGTTATATGGTGAATATATTATTGGGTCTTGTATAAATCTTGTAGAAAATGTCAAAAATAATCTTCTATCAAAGTTAGACGGATTTCCATATTTAAAAGCTACATCATAGTTCATAAATGAACTTAATAACTTTTGGAATGTTTGATTTTGACTTTCTATAATACTTGATAATTTTGTTTCTGGTGAACTCCCCACAGGAACTGTCACTTTTAAAAGTTCTCTCATAAAGTAATGAAAGTTTTTAAACCCTTTGTCAGATTCCAAACTTATTGTTCCGTCAGGATTACTTTCATTTGTTGTTGTTTCTAATTCGTATGTCTTATTTTCAGGTAATGTATCAACATAGTCGTAAACAGATCTACTGTAATTTAAAAACTCTGATTCAAAATAATCTAAAATTTTAGTATCGAATGTTGTGAACAATTCTTCAAAATCAGTATAGTCAGTATTTTTTCCAGTAATTAAAAAGTTTTGTTGGTCTTTTTGATCATTAATTATTTTTTTCAAATAAGTTTCAGGATTGTTTTTAACAACTTTTGTATTGTCAAACCAACCATATTGTGGTAAATTCCAAAACAATCTAACACTTCCATTAAACATTGCAGGATTATTTGAAAGTTCAACTTTCATATTACCATTTTTAAATGCTTCAAACTTAGCCTGATTTAAATTCGCGCCAAAAGATGGGACAACAAAATAAGTATTAGCGTCAGTAATTTGTCTTAATACAACAGACCACGGACTAACCCTCATCGATCTTTGAGAGTTGTTAGGATCAAAACCAGGTGTTTCAAATATTGTTGAATTGGTGGTATTCATCAAAACCAATTTACCATTATTAATCAAATTTTGAATTTGTTGTGATCCGATTCCTTGAACGAATGCCCCTTGAACAACAAATGGTGATGATGTTGGTGGTTGTATATTTGTAATATTATATAAACCAATACCTCCTGTTGTTCCTGATATTTGAGATGCTATTTTTATATTACCGTTCAAATTTGGTCCATTAAGTATTGTTCCTCCTGATATTACGTTTGAACTTATTGCCACGATTTGTAGTGGAGGATTTAATACCGTATAATTAAATGTTTCTGCAGATATTTTACTTACTTCATAAATTGATGTAGTTCCCGTTGACGCACTATAAACACTTTGAATTGTAATTGCCGAAACAGAAGAACTACCACTTAAAATTTGACCCACTTGATTTGGGTATTGTGTGGTGTTAGTAATGTCAGCAAATGATCCTAAGACAAAATTAAGATTACTAAACGCAGCGTTAAAGTTTAGTGGTGTTGTATAATAACCTGTTCCTCCCGATATTCCGCTTACTTGTGAAACTAATTGTATTGTTGCATTAAGTTGTGGAACAAAAATAGTGTGTGGTGTTGTTATGTAATTCTTTGAGATAGAATTAATTGTAATACCTGTTCCTGTTGTAGAACAAGTTCCCGTAACTTCATAGGTATTACATGTTCCAGTAATTTGTTGACTAACACACGTTCCACTAACTTGTGTCTGACCACTAAATATTTTTAACCCCTGGATGAAGACACTAAAGTCATCAACTAATTGTGGGTAAAATCCTGTATTAATATCTGTGAAAGATGGTGTTCCACTTGTTGTGTCTAGAACTAAATCTCTTTGTGTCCCATCAATAACTAAATTATAGTTTAATGTAGTTGCCGAATTAACGGGATCCCAATTTTCTTTATAATTAAAGTCAGTCCAAACCTCATCTAAAATGTCTTGTCCTGTTTCTTTGTATATTTTATAACGATGCCAAATTGATCCATATTTTAAAATCCAAGCATATGGTAATTTATGAACAGCACCAAACTTTTTAAAAGTGGATAAAATATAATTTAAATCCGTAGTTGAATTTCCATTTTTGGAAACATATTTTTCTCTTAATGTTGCCAATGGTAAACTATTCAAAAACAAATATGCCGCTAACTTATATGGGTATTGGTCTCTTTGTTCGTATCTAAAGTTAAATACCCCTTTTTGTATTGCATTTATAAAATATGGTGTATTCAACATTGATGTTGATTGCATGTCAGTTAGATAGTTCGAATAATTATCGTATTCTAAATTACCTTCTGTTATTAGTTGATCTGTTAGTTTTCTATTTTCATAAAAGTTTTTCAGATCATTCGTATCCAATGTGACGTTTAAATTTTCATAATTAAAATATGTTACAGGCCTTTTAGTTGTTGTTGTATCATCTATATCAAAATTTGTAATTGTTTTGTGAATATCATTATATTCTAAAACTAATTTGGTATCAAACGCTTCATTAGCATTATTTAAACTTTTTCCGTTTGCCAAATTATTTTGATCCCAATTTAGATTGATAATTGGATATGTGTCGCCAAAAACATATTCATTATTAGTCGATGTTTGTGTTATATAGTTTTCTAAGTTTGTAAGATCTTTAGCATTAACCAAAGAGACACTAGGTTGTGATTTAGTAGAACTAAAAATATCTCCGTTATATAATACAGCAGAATTATTGACATCGTTTTTAATATATGATGTAACAAATTCACCTCTAATAAAAGATTGCCAACTTTCACCTTGACCTTCATTAGATATATGTCTTAAAAATGGTAAGTAATTTGTTCCATCTAAAAGATATTCTTTTATCGTTTTTGATAAATACGGATTATCCGTTCCTAAACTTTTTAATATGTTTGTTCCTTCATTGTCCGCTTCAACTTCATACATAGCCGAGTTATATCCAGATTGTCTGTTGAAAAGGCTATAGTATGAATTTAATATTAATCTTTCATAAATTTCAAAAAAGTATTTCGATTCTTCTTTGTTTTGAAACACGTCATTTGAAACAGGGAAATCGATCGCATTTAATGAAATTCTTTGTGGTTGTTGATCTGATTCATCAAATTCGGCACCTCGTTTGTTGGCATCATTTTGTCTTTGTGTAAACCCTTTTATGAATTGTTCAACAAATTCTACCTCAGGCCATATTTCAGTATTGTATGATCTGTAGATTCCGGCAACATCTTGAGCTCCCGGATATATTGTTTCAAATTTTTCTTTACCGTCTTCACCCGTAGATTCTTTTATAATCTGTGGCCATGGATATATTGGTTCATTATTTTGTGTTGATGTTGTTAAATCAACACTTGGAGCGGTTGATGCGTTCCCAAAAATTGCCGCTCGTCTAAATGGATTTTCTCTTTGATCCCAAGCTTTCTTATGAACCTCATCCATCAATCTTAAAAATGCTTCACCCTGACAATAAAATATTGCTAAAATATTTCTAATAGATGGTGTAAATCCTAATCCTTTGTCACCTTTCTGACTAAATTTGACGGCCAAGTTTTCTGTTATTTGTTGTTCTACTTGTGTTCGAAGTTTTGACGCATCTTTTCCAATTTGATCCGTAATACTCATAAATGAAGTTTTCCCTTCAAAGAAATAATACGATTCACCAGCAGGATTAACTGTTTTTATAAAATTATTTGTAAAGGTAAGAAAGGCTAAGTCAGTTTTTGTAAATGCGGATGGTGGAGTATTAAATGGTGATAATTCACCTTTTGGTGCCGTTTCTGATGCCGCAAATGTTTTTCTAATATCAATGTCATTTACTGTTATACCAGATACCTGACAAGTCGCCAAATTAATATTAACAGGTATTTGCGTTTTAATTGTTTTGTTACCTACGGTATAACTTCCATTTATTCCGTATATACCATTTTGATTTAATTTGGTGTTATAATTTTTTATAATACCATCTAACTCTGTCGCTAAATCTTGTTTTTTTTGTGGTTCGTTTAATGTTTTTTTAAACCCATAAACATTTTGACCACTTTTTAAAACTATAGGATTTTTTATATCCAAATACTTATTAAACCATGAGTTATTTCCTGTAAACACATTTTTTTGATAATCCAACAAGTTGTTTGTATATTCTGTCATAGTTGTCAAAGCCCCTAAATTTTCTTTGGCATAACTGTCTAAGACATCTTTAATAAAAACTTGTAATCTATACTTTAATTGATTCAATGTTATTTCGGGAAAATCATCAGCAATTAATCCTTTTGATTTATATATTGAATATATTTCTTTCATTTTTTGATAACCCTTACTAACAATAGTAGGACTTTGTAAAACGTTTTCGTTTGTATTGGTTCCTTGTTCTGTTGAAGCAGTTGTTTGAGACACAACATTGTTATACATATGTGGAACCGCCATTAAGTTAGCGAAATTAACATATGAAAGAAGAGTATATTTATACCCTAAAAATTTTAAAGTTATCGTAAAATTACCTGTTGTTGGTTCAAATCTCGAATTGAAATTTTGAAGCATGATTGGTAACTTAACCGCCTTTCCATAATAACCTTTGAGAGTTAATGTAAATTGTGGATATGGTAGTTGGAAAAATGCTGCGTATGGTGAATTATTCCCCGCCTCAAACAAAGCCCTCCCTTTAACATCTTCAAGTGTTATGTTTATTTCAGGAACAAATGTTGTATTGTAACTTACACTGATATATTTAATACCCAATAAACCATTATCAACCGCACCAGGATTTCCATTTGATAATATGTTTTGTGTTAAATAATAATCATCAGGTAAGTTAGGGTTTTTAACCGCAGTTAATTTAGGTTGATTTACACCTTTACCTGTTAACGTGTCTTTCCCTGTTAATTCATCAGTCCATTTTGTGTCTAAAAACTGTTTGTTTCCAGGATTTAAAAAATTAATTTTTCCAACCGAGATTGTTCTTTGGGAGTCGTTCATTGCTGAACCAACCGCTAATTTGGTTCTAGGTAAAACATTACATTCCAAATTGGCATACATTACCAAGTCTTCTTGTTTGACCGTTCTTTCTTTAACATTTCCTTGTTCGTCTACAACGTTGTTTGGATCTATTAAAGTAATGTTATCATAATCAAATTCTACAAGTATATTTTCTTGGTTACCTACCATAATAAAAGAAGTAATTTTCGTAAGAGTTTTTATAGTCTTGTAATGAAGCTATTAAAGGAAATGGAATAGTCAATACTGCACCATCAGGTATTGAAAATTCGCTACCTGAATATTGTGGATTTGCAACCTGTATTAACCAACCAAAGTATGGTGTTCCATAAAATTGTTGTGATATTTTATCAAGTCTTGATTGGGCAACTTTATAAATATAATTTTTATCTGTTGTCTTAGATGGTAATTGAATATACGGAACAACGGTCTGTTGTCCATTTAATAAAAAATCGGTATATCTATTCCAATATTGTTGTGCCATTTTAATTGAGTGTTACTTTTCCATTAAAAGTGTCTTTATCACTATTAAGGTTTATATTCGAATATAAGTCTTTAATTCTTTTAGTTTTTGTTTGAACGTCTTGCGTGACATTTGTTGTGTAATTACATTTTTTAATTGTATTATCGGGTAATTTCCAAGTTGTTGCTTGAACGTATCTTTCATTACCTGAGACTTTATTAAAATAATCTCTTTTGATAAACTCTTGGAAATTTTTACACAGAACTTGGAAGTTTTTACAAGATATTTTTATTTGTTCTACTAACATCAAGTTAGTTTTAATTTCAGGTCCTTCAGTTAAATAATTTTGAACTTTTGTAAGATTCTCGTTAGTTAAAAATTGTGGTGTCATATAAACACCAAATCTATTATACGCACATTTAACCCAAAAAGAATCAAAATTACAAGTATTGTCATTACTCACAGTTGATTCCGATTTATTATATAAATCTTTAGTAATATTATTTTCTGATAATAGTTTATTAAAATCGTCCACAACATCTTTTAAGCTTGTGGTGTAAACACTAAATATTGATCCTGTATTTGCAATTGGGTTGAAAAACGTATCTCCACTTAAATCATATAATTTAGGTTCATTACTTTGTAATAATTCTCCATCAAGTTTAGATGCCACCACATCTAATTGTCTAAAAATATAATTTAACTCTTCTTCAATTTTTACAATGTTTGACATGTCGTTATTGATAGTGTCTAACATTTTAGTCTGTTGATCATTAACTAAAGTTTGTAATCTATCTTGAAATTCTCTTTTTTGTTTTCCTGTAATAGAACTTTTAATGTATCCAGGTAGTTTATCGTAAATCGGATCTTCTTCTTGTTTTACATCTTTTATAATTCTTTCTTTAAGTTTTTCGACTAGTTCTAAATATGCATTACTTTTACCAAATAATTCTAAATCTTTCTTTTCATTCGTATATTCACTTATTTTACCTTTTACATAACTTCTATCTTTAATACCCAACTGAACGGCACCATAAGAATAGTTGTCATTTAATTTTTGAAGTGCTTCAAAGTAAGTTTTAAAATACTCCTGCGTTTTAGATTGAAGGGAATCGTAAATTCCAGTGTAATCTATTTCAGTATCACTTAGTATTTGACCCACTGTAGATCCTCCCTTTTTTGGTTGAACACTATTAATTTGAGCTTGTTGTTGTTGACTAACAGGTGGAACTCCACCATTTATTTGTTCTATAACATATTTGTCATTTTTTTCTGTGCTTTCAATATCTGTTGCGGTTGCTCTTTCGTCATATATTTCAGTGTTTGCGTAATAATTAAAAGAAAGTGCCGTTTGTATTTCATCAACAGGACCTTTTAATCCCATACCACCAATTATATTAAAGTTAATACTAACGTCTACCATCATTGGTTGTAATCCAATACCTTCTGGGTTAATATCAAATATTGGTGTTTTGTTAGTTAATGAAATTGTTGTTGGAACTACTTTACAATGATAAAAGTCACCAACTCTAATTACAAGTATTGGTGGTGCACCAAATGAAGTGTTTAGAGCATCATTGTATTTTGGTCTTCCATCAGGACCTATAACAGGAATAGTTTGACCAGGTCTTGAACATTGATTTAAAAATGTAAGTCTACTATTCAATCCTTCAGGTGTCATGGAGTGAAATGTCGGACTAAAATATTTGATCTGTTCTTTGATACTGTCATACATCATAGGATCTGTCTGTTTTATCACTTCAAAATAGTCACACTCTGAAAATAAATTTCTTAAAATCTTTTTAGAAATACCCTCTTTTAACTTTTGTTCAACAGTAATTTTAGGTTCTGGTTTAATACTTTGAGTTATTGCTGTCAAAGGATTTTGGGGGTTATTTATGATTTCATCGTTTGTATCTGTTGGTTCGTCTGTAATTGGTTTTTCAGGTGGTGGTATGACCGAAGTAATTTTTTGAATTGCAACTCTTCTACAAGCCATCGCGGGTATACTATACCATTGAGCCTCATTAGGAAAAGTTTGATCAGGTATTTTAGTTCCGTTTTGAGTTACTGCAAATGAATCTACACTACAATCAATACTCGCAGATAAAACATCACCACCCTGTGCGTTTGATACACTTATATCGTTTGTTTCAGGAGTTCCTGACGCAATTGCCTTTGTTTGTGGAATTACAGTAACTTCACCCTGTGGTAGTAAAATCATTTTGAATTTTTCACCGTATTCCGATATTTTTTTTCCGTTTGATAAAGTAACATTCAAAAACCATTTTCTAACAGAATCATTTCTTCTTTCAGATAACTTTTGATTATAAGATTCTTCTTGTGGTGCCGAAGCAGAACCTATCATTTCCATGGTTATACTACCGTTGTTTTTTACTAAAACATCATCAATTTGTTTAATTAATTCAGTTTGAACCGTATTGAAATTTCCTTCAACTACTTGTGTGAAGAAATTAGGAATACCCGTAGACTCAAATATTTTTCCGTTTGAATTTACGTATTTTGGAGCCTTTTCATTATAAACTGTTTTTAACCCAATATATTGATTATAATACACATCAAAGTTTGATGCTGAAGTCCCTCCTTGTTTGTTTTCACCAGGTTTTGTTCCGTTAGGTCCTCCAGGAACGTCATTTTCAAAATAGAATCCTAACCCTTCATATTGAGACCAATTAAAGTCTGGTGGTGTATTTTCTGCGGTTTGATTTCCTGCCGCAGTTGAATTTGGTAATGGGTCGGCAGCCGGAGTTTGACCCTGATTGGTCACTGTTTGATCGGCCGGTATACTTTCTAATACCTGAAGTTGTTCTTCTTGTGTTAATCTTGGGTTATTTAAAATCTCTTGATAAGTATATAAATCTTTTGTTGGTATAGTGTTAAACTTCGCAGCCAACTCATATAAGTCATATTTCACACAACCAGCGTAAAATGAATCGACAATACTTTGAATTCTTTCTTTTTGAACCCCTTGTAGTTGTTTTTCTATTATTGTATTCATCGCGGAAGGGTGGTCAACAATAATTGTAAAACCTATTGATCCTGATCTTGATGAATTTTTATAAGTATAAATTGGTTCAGGTCTTCCTAAAAAATCTGTAGAATTAAAAGTAACCGCTGGGCTATCAGTATAAGTTAAATTATAAGGTGGAAACCACATAATTCTACCACCGTTTGGTCCTTTTTCACAAACAGGTAATTCATCATAAGTAAATCCTGGTCTGTCAGATGTTCTCCATGCCAAGTTTTCAATCGACAACATGTATTTTTTCACTCGACCATCAACAATATTTGTGGATCCAGGATTTCTAATTGGAGCAATATTCAAATTATATGTATTATCAAATACTGAATATTCCATTCTTCTACCTGAAGTTGTAATCCCGTCTGTTTTTTGAAGGTCGTTATATGTATAATACGGTGTATCTTTTTGGAATACTCTACAATATTCGATTCCGGCTTCTGTCCCATCTGTTTGGTTTACATATGATAATACCCTTGAACCTTTTGTTAATTCTTTATAACCATCATTAAACACTTTGGAAACTTGGTTAATAGCATTTCCAACATGTTTTAAACGTGCCTGACCTTGGACTAAATCTCCAGAATTAACTAATTGTTGTGTTTGATCTAAAATTGATCCCGGTTTAAAATCAATATCGGTTGATTGATATTGTAGGTAGTCAGCAGATATTTGATTAAAGTCGTCATCTAAAGAACCTGAACCACCACCAGGTGTTGCTTTAAATCCGGCATTAGGTTTGTATTTTGGTGATGTCCATACAAGTTGTCCTGATGTTCCTCCACCATCTGAATAAGATTTTCCCGCTAAACCAAATTTTATTTGTTCAATATTACCTTCATACAACACACCCAACTCTTGTGGACCATAAACTATGGTTGCTTGTTGTTCTCCAAAATCATTAACAGGAACTTGATTTGGTGGAGAATCAATTAAACTTGGTTCAGCATTAGGACTACCAACATAGTAAGTTCCTGATGCTGGCGAATCTTGATCAACGATTGCGTTTGCAATTGCAGACAATCCTTGAACTAAACCTATATTATATGATGGTCTATATTGGTTGTAATTTAAAGTTGCAAATAATACAGATCTCGTTCCATTACCCGTGTTTGCAACAAATATTTCGGATGGGTTTCTAGTTTTATTTAAAATTGGTGATAATAAACCACCTGTTAAATTATTAATTGTATTAACCGCATTACTAGTTTGTTGTGGATTTGTGTATGGTGTATTTTCATCAAAATAATCGCCAGGAATAAATGATACAGGAAAATAAGTTCCTGTTAATCTATTAGCCAAACTAACGGCAGCTAATGCGGGATTTTCAGGAACAGTAATTCTCCAATCTCTAATAAAGAACGGTTGTTGACCTGTTGCCAATAAACTAGCAGAGAATGGATCCGTTATAGTGTCTAAATTAATTGATCCAATAGTTGCTTGATTAATTTCTTGAGCAACTCTTTCGTTAAATGCAAACTTTAATTGTGTTGCTCCAATTTGAGCCAAATAACTATCTTGTGATAATAAACCATTTGAACCATTCGGGTCGTCTTGGAATACAATATTAAATGTTGGGTATGATGAAAAATTAAAATACCCTGGATCCCAATACGGTTGATATATTCCTTGAACTGATGATAAGTCAGTTATAATTACTAAATCTTTAAACCCACCTGCAGGTCCCCATTTATTTGTTATATAAGCAGACTCTATATAAAATTCATTAACAACATCTAAAATTGTTCCACTATTAGGATAATATGGTCCTTGATTTGGGTTTAATACAGGTGTCACATTCACACCTATTGGACCTGTAAATCCACCTTCAGGTCCATACTCGTTTAAAGGATATAAATCGTTTGCAAATAAATTTGTTGATACAAAATTATTCGGTGAATCAACAACATTATAAACACTTAAATTAGTTTCATAATTTACTGGGTTCTCAGGTGAAGTATATGCACCGGGAACGTTGTATGGTGGTAAATTTCTTACCAACAACTGTTTTCTAAATAATTCCGAATTACCAAACGATAAAAAACTTTCAGACATAGTTTTTTTATTATAAATAGATAATAGTCTATTTTTTTAGAAATTGTAATTTACTAAGGTTTCTTTGGTCCTACCTCGGCTGAAGGTAAATTGGCACCACCAAAAATCTCTTTGAATGTATTTAACCAAGTGGGGTCATTTAATTTTTGATTCCATATAGTGTCCCAATTAGCTTCTGTTAAGTTTTGGGTATTTTCATTTCCTTCAACTTTAAATGTGCTATTAATACTCATATCCACTTTTGATTTAGTTTCTTTCGGTGTTTCATATGCCTTTTTGAAATTTTCTCCAATATTTTTTATAGTTTCTTCAAAATATTTTTGTTGATTGGCCATTACTTTTTCTTCTAAAGCAACCAAGTTTGTTCCAAATTCTTCTTTGGCCTTGATTTGTGCCTTATCATCACCTTTTAAACCTGAAACTACATAATCTTCCATTTTTTGTGTTAAGGAACTTACGTCTGCCCTAACCCCTTCAGTTTTTGTTCTAGAAGCATAATCTCTTGAAATAGTTTGTTGAACTCCCATCATGGATTCATATAATCTTTCCATAGGCGCAGATGTAGCTCTTCCGAGTGCCGATGCGGTTCTAACACCATTAATTCCAGCATTAATTTGTTTTTGAACATCTAGTTGTTCTACCGCCAACTGTTCAATACTTTTTCCTTGTTCTTCTTGTGAAGTTTTAAGTTTTTCTATATCTTCAGGTGTTAATTGGTCTACTTGTTTTAAAACAACTTCACCCGTTTTTTGATCTTTTATATTAATTGTTGCAACACCATCTTTCATTTGTGCCATTGATGCAATTAACTCTTTCGTTTCTTTACTATCTGAAGCAAAATCAGGTAATTTAAGTTGGGACATCTTTCTATCAAAATCTGCCGCTTTTATTGACATATTTGCAAATTCATCTGCATTATAACCCAACTCTAGAGCAACCTCTCTTAACCTTCTTTTTGCTCCCGGCATAATTTCCATTTTACCGGTTTCAACATTAAATTGTGTGAATTGCTTAGATAACTCAACCATTTGATTTTGAAGTTCTTGAGGGTCATTTTGTGCTAAATCCATCGCTCTTAATGGGTCTAACAATTGACTAGATGTAACACCTAATCTTTGGAGTGCTGATGACATTTCAATTGCACTTTCAGGTGATAATAATTTTTCTGCAAATGTCATTGTTTTTTCCATAGACACACCCAATCTTTCAGATTGTATTGCCATTTTTGTAATACCCTCAACTCCGTTACTAAAATTAAATAAATTTAATTGTTTTAAATTTGATGAAACAGCACCCGCAACCGCAGAAACTGCAACACCCGCCTTTTTAGCGTCATTAACAACTTCTTTCATTTCTTTACCTACGTCATAGATAGAAACACCAACATTTCTAAAATTTGTTGCCAACTCACTTACACTAACATTTGTTAACTTATTAACTGCACCCAACTCAACAATAGCATCTTTTCCAATACTTCCAACAGACCCCATCGCTTTCATTGCTTCGGTAGAATATTTGGCAGCATCTTCCAATGTAAGTCCCATCTTAACTAACTCAGGTCCTGTATCGGCAATGATTTGTTTAAATTCGGACATTCTTTCTTTACTCAATCCAAAAGCATTTTGAATTGATGTTGCTTGTTCGTCTAAAAATTTAAAGGGTTCTGAATCGTTGAAATTGAATGCTTGAGCAGCGGCTTTACCCACTTCCTTAATAACATCCATAGCCTTAAGTGGATTTATACTCCACTCAGTAACCACATCCTTCGGTAAATAATTACCTATGTCGTTTTGGGTATTTCCAGTATCTGCCATATATTTTCTTGTTAACGATAAATAGTTTTATAACTATTTTTCTTGTTTTTCTTCAATATATTTGTTTATAATATATTTTCTAATATAAGTTGGCATATTCATAAACTCAGAATATTGTGTTCTGAATATTCTAGAAAAGTAATAAAATTCGTCTAAGATTGTTTTTTTATAGTGATAAGAAAGGCCGAAAAAATTCCACCCCAAAAGCAATGTCAACCATTACTCTTTCTCCTGACGGGGCTATAACTTCTTTTCTTAAATCTAATTTAGGTTCGTTTTCCATAGAAAAACGACGAATGAATTTTGAGTCAGCGATTGGCATACTCTCAATAAAAGTTTCTATTTCACCCCTATCTGTTTTTCCATTAACAGATACAATTTGTTTACTTAATCTCATAGTGATAACAGGTGCCGTTAAATTTACAGGATAATTTCTAATATCTCTTTCTAAATTTACTCTATCTCCTAATGTCATCATTTTAATTTCAACTTGTGATTTTGACATTGGTAAAGTTAAATTATAAACACCATTTTCATTAGGTTGTGTATTTGGTTTACTATAATTTAATTCATCTAACATTATGGATGTAGAAAAAGTTTTTTCTGTTACAGGGTCTTTAACACCTATCGTATATTCAGGACCAAAAGAAGTATTTCTTAAAAATAGAAGAATCGCCTCAACGTCACCATCTGTTAATTCTTCAGCTTTAATGTCCTTTTCATAGATTTTTCTTTGTAAGAGTGGTAAAACTATTGATTCGTTCAGTGAAACTTTTGGGTCAAAATTGGCCAATAAGTTTTCATCTTGAGCGGTTAAATAACCAACTTTAATTGATTTCTTTTTACTTTTGTAAAAAATACCTTTACTAGGTAATTGTATCACATCGTGTGGTAAATTAAAATTTGATTGTTCTAATTCGTAGTTTTCCATAATATTTTTAATTAAAAAATAAAAAAAAACCTCCACTAGTAAATAGTGAAGGTTATTATGATTTTATTATTTAATTTTTAGTAAACCAAAATACATCTATCAACAACTAATGATGTTGAGATTGTTGATAAACCTGGTGATCCGTAATTTAAAGCCCCACCATCATAACCACTTAAAAAAGCCCCTTGAAGAATCCATTTTTCGATTACCACTCCTGTTGGGTCTAACATCTCAAGGTCAACATTTTTTTTGTAACCCGCAGCATATCCCATACGTCCTGTTACAGACTCAGCACATAGACGAATCCATTCCATAATTGCTTGAGTTGCTGATGGACCGATTGGATCTAAAAACGTAACACTGATAGGTTCCCACTTAAAATCAGTTGCAACGTTTGTGTTTGTGTTCAAAAACTTAATAGGTGTGTTATTAACAGTCATTTTTGGTCTAGCAGTTGTTTGAACAAACCATTCGTTAATTCCTAACGAAGAAGGAAATCTTAATATCCACCTATGATTTTGTTTTGGCTCATAGGGTATGGGCATTTTCATTAATAAATCAGCCATGTCTTATTTTTTTTGTTTTTTTTATTTTGTTTATTATAAATATATCCTATTTAAAAATTTTTCTATTTACTTTGATCTTTTATAAAATAAATTACTAACTAGACCAGACCAGTTACTCATATGAAGTTTTACCTTGTTTACTAGTATGATATATTTTTAATTCATCTTCGTCATCAAAATATTTTCTCATTGTTTGAACATTTCTTAAATCATCGTCTGAAAAACCTACATAAGGAATAAAATAATTGCTTATCTTGTTTTTCATAAATGCCTTTTCTTGAAGTTGTTTTGATAAGTTTTGAACATAAGTCATAAATTCTTTCATCGCCAAAACTTTTAATTCTTCAGGGTTCGCAGCTGAACCTTCACCAAAACTAACGGGGTGAAAACGACACATTTCTAAATAAGACCTTATAAGTTCGTCGTCGGATAAATCGTCCTCATCAGCTAAATCTCTGTATTTTCTTAAATTTTTAACAATTGTTTCTTTATTTAAACCGTGTTTATTATTTTTAATCAAATTATAAACCGCCTGTTTTAATATTGAAGGGGTGTGTCCTCGTGCGGTTATGATTGCAAATATTGATCCATTATTAACGGCCTCAACAAAGTCGTCCCATGCCGGTCCTGTTTCAGCGGTCATTGCATCTTTTAAAAACTTTTTATCACCGGTAACTCTGAAGTCTCTAAACGCATCTTCATCAAAACCTACTATGGTGTGTCCTTCATATTCGAAAGGTTCTTGTCCAATTTCTGTTCGGTATTCAGCAAAATCTTCCGTAGACATACCAACACTATTACCTCTATCATCTTTAAGATAAATTTGAGTTGGCATATACATTAAGTTGTCATCCCAATCAAACGCATAATATTTCATTGTCGGTTTAAGTTGTTCAGAAAATATTTCAGAAATTATTTCTCTAACTAATTTTTTGTGATCCATACTAATAAATATTAGATAAATAAAAAAAGGGAGATAATTAAACCTCCCTTTTCTTTTTATAAACCAAGTTTAAATATTTTCAAACGAAGCTCCCGTTGGTGTGATATAGAAAGTAATATCTATAAATTCAAGGGCTCTTGTAGGTTTGATGTAAATTTTACCTGTCATTTGATTTCTATCTAAATCTTCAGGGTCAGAAGAAACTGTAACTCTAAAGTCATATAAACCACGGTCTCTTCTAATTGAGTCAAGAATCGGGTTAACAGCGTTTAGGAAGTCTTGTCTAACCTGTGCGTCATTTTGTTCGAACAACAATCTAACAGATACTGCTGAAATCAATTTACGAGCTTGTAGTAACAATCTTCTTACGTTGATTCTGTCAAGAGCAGATTCTCTTACTTGTAGAGTTTTATTACCCCAAATTACAGTTCCTACATCTGAGAAGGTTGCAATTGGGTTAATTCTACCTACGTAAAGGATGTCTCTGTCTTCTTGAGTCAACTTCTTACGAGCTTTAATACAGTTAACAATACCACGAGTGTAACCCGCCGCTGCGAACCAAGGGAATGCGATGTTATCTGTCAACGCTAAGTTTCTTGTAACCTCAGCTGTCGGTGGAATATAGATTTGTGTGTTGTTCACACTATCTCTTGTTAATACCCACGGATAGTAAGTTGCGGTATAGTTAGAGTCAATTCCTGTATCTTCTAAGTTATTTACTGCTTCAGTTGGGTAGATAAACAAATCAATTCCACTTGAAGATGGTGTAAATAAATCAATATCAGGTGTTGTACAAACATATAATGAGTCAGCTCTATTGAATTCGATCATCTCAACCGCAGCCTCCACTAAGTTACTATTATTAACATAATCAATACCCGGTGTAACAAATACGTTAATATTTGTCGCTTCAGGGTTTGCAAATGTTTGTTGACCTAATAGATATGCGTAGTAGTCAGTATTTGCAAAGTTTTGAGTTCCGTCACCTAAAGAAATTTCTTTAAATGCTCCCCAACCTGTTGCTTGTGGGTATCTTGTTGAAGGACAAGCTCCGTTTAAGTATCCACGTCTACCAATTTGGAATTCATCACCGATGGTTCTGTATTCTCTATAAATGTCCCATCCGTCAAATCCACCTTGAACTAATAAAGTAAATTTACGAGCGAACAATCTATAGTAAGCGTTTGTTGGTAATTCAGGTTCTGTAATAAATGGTGAATTACCACAGATAAATCTTTGGTCACCGGCCGTTGAGAACTCAGGTCCGATTGTTAAACCACTTGCATTTACATCCATGTGGAAACCAGCAGATCTGTAATTGAATGGTAATCCATCTATATCACAAGAATTTACAGGATTTCTTTTCCCGATGTATTCAAAATATGCAGGGTCCCATCCGTAAGAGTTAGAAATACCCAAATAAGTTCTTCTAACATTATCTCCCGGACTAACTAATGCGTCGTCATTACCTGTTGATAAACCAAATGGTGGGTTATAAATAACTTCACCAGGGAAATCGTATTTACCTTTAATAATTGGGAAAGGTGAATTAGCACCTGCATAATTTCTAAAGTTGAATCCGTTAAATCCACAAGGAAGTGCGTCAATCGGAGCGTCTTCAGACATCTCAACCATAACATATTTAGAATTCAATAAGTATTCACCATCTAATGTTCCGATTTTATTTCCAATATAGTTGTTTTGTCCTGGATCCATTGTACAGTTTGTAAATTTCTCAATTACAACAGGATTTGCATCTGTATCAAAATAATCACGAATTAATACGTCAAATGTTAAATTATTATAAGTTTGATTTACAATTGAAATTTTTATTAACGTATTAGCTCCGTCACCGTCAGAAATTGTATAGAATCTAAATAAGTCATAAACTTTATTACCTCTTAATTCTGAAACAACAAATGGTGATGATGGTGTTTGCCATCTATCTAAATACCAACCAATTGAGTTTGGATCACCACTTTGAGCCGATTCAAGTGCAATTAAATTAGGGTTAAGACCTCTAATATATCCTTTTCTCCAAGCGAAGTTCAACCATGATTGGAAGTTTTCTTCTGCAAATACAGGAACTTCAATTCTTGGTTTTTGGAAATTAGTTACACCAAACACCTTTGTCCAATATTCAGGATCATTTTGTGTAAATGAAGTTTCAAAGGTATAGTTAGTTCCAAATTTATCAGTAACATTTACACCAAACGTTGCGTATGGATTTTTAAGAACTGATGAATATTGACCCGACATGTTTAATGTTACATCTGATGTTCCAGTAACTGAATAAGTAGGATTAGTGGATGTTGTATATGTTGAGACACCTCTCGATCTTAAAGATCCCACTACTACATTATCATAATCACTAAATGATGTTCCCGTATAGTAGAATAATTTAACAACTAATTGACCTGTATAACAATTAAGAGGTAATGTTGTTGTCGTTGTTGTAGATGGATTTGGCACTGGAGTTGCACAAGGGTTAGTTGTGGTGGTCGTTGTTGATGTGTGAATTGTTGTTGTAGTTGTTACAGGGTTTAAAGTTAAACCTGAAACGAAAGTATAGAATGAAAAACCACTATAGTTTGTATTTCCTGTGTTAGTAAATAATGCATAATACCATGGATCATTCAATGGAGACAACAAATTAGTATCATCTAAAGAAACCGAAGGAACATTAAACACATTTGTTGCTGCCGTCCATCCAGCATTTGTTAAAGCGTTGTAATCATTACTACTTACTGAACCAAAGTAAGAAATGAATTCATCTTCTGCTGTAAACGGATCTGAATCTGTAATAACGTCAAAAATTAAGTTTTTAATTTGTGCATCTAATGTTGAAACATTTCCATTGAATTGTTCAAATTGATCATTTATAATGTTTTGAATATCGTCAGGAAATAATGAAGTATATGTTATTGATGAAGTGCTATTGTTACATCCAGTAAAACTTACTAAGTATGTTACTTCGTTAGGAATTGCACAAATAGTTTCACAAGTGTATACATCAGTAACTGAACTTAAACACCAAACACCAATCGTTGAAGGATCGACGTTTGCAACGGTGGCTATTGACCAAGATGGACCTGCGTCATAACCTGATAAACCTAAAATTCTCGTTACAAATAATTGGTTTGATTGTTGAAGATATGCCTTAGCAATATATGATGCCTCGTATTTTGGAATTTGTGTGTTTACAAATTTTTCAGGTGATGTTCCGCCGAATACGGTTTGGAATTCATCGAAATTTGTGATGAAGATAGGTTCGAATGCTGGACCTATTAAAGTTTCACCGACAATACCTAATGTAGTTACACCCACACTTTGTGCTACAAAGCTAAGGTCGACTTCAGAAGTATACACACCGGGTGAAACGAAAACTTTACTGTTAGTTGCCATATTGTAAAATACTTTTTATAAAATTTATTTTTACTATAAATACTATGAAAAACACCAAAAACTTTACATTTATAAAAGTATTTATAAGTTGGTATGATTTTTTTCTGCCTTTTTTCTACCTATGGATAAACAAGAAAAAAAAATAAAAAATTTAAAAATAGACGTTGATGTTCACAATGTTTTGAAAAAGTATTGTGATAAGCGTGGGATCAAAATGTATAAGTTTTTAGAAAACTTAATTATGGAAAAGTGTCAAGAAAAAAAAGACATTTATGGTGAAAACTAAATTAACTTTTGTGTAAATATTACTTGAGGGACTTGACCTGTTGATCCCATAATAATATCAATCTTTAATTCGTCACCATTATTGATCTGAATTAGATCTACATCATCACCAACATATTGATTATTTATGTATACCGAAAATGATGATACATTAACCGTATTTTGAAAAAGTAAATTACAAGTGTAAAAGAAAGATCTTTCTAATGTTGTTAAACCATTTTCATACGTAAAAGTTATTGATTCTAATTCTGGTGGTTGTTGTTTTTTTTGCGGTCTTTTAACAGGTCGACTATCCACCTCAAACATTTGAATTGTTCTATTCAAAGCAGGATATACCTCAAATTGTTCTTCATCAATTAAAAATCCATGAAGTGTAAATTCATATTTATTTATATAATACTTCCTACTTTCTAAATCCATAACGGATTCGTCTGTGAATGATTCATTAACAATTGGAATATAATGTCCATTTATAACTTGGTATGCCTCATATGATGCAAATAAGTTCATAATTGTTTGATTAAGTTTATTCACTTCTCTCATTCTATTACAAACTAATGCGACAGTATATTTTATATCAACAGGAATTGGTTGTGGAATTTTATATATATTAGCACCTTTTCTATTTCCATCCCATGTTGGAACTTCCATATAATAATACATCCTGTTGTTTGGTATATTATATCTTCTTTTATCATTTAATTTAACATCAGGATTTCTAATGATTGTTAAAAACGGTGGTTCCAAATTTTTATCTATGTTTTGAAAATCCCAAGTTTCAACAAATTGTGACCAATTCTGTGTTGTTATTAAAACATCAACAACAGGTATTTTTTTTCCTTCACTTGTGAATTGAATTTTTTCTTTTACAAAATCTAAAAATCCCCTATCTAAATCAGCATGTAAAAGTGACTTAGGTAAATAAGTCCCATCTTTTGTGATCATATCCTTAATCTCTTCCCTTCTTGGTAAAAGAGTTTTAGGATAGTTAAGTGGTATTGTTGGTTTTACAGGTCCTCTTTTTGGTAATGCCATTATAATCCTCTAAATTCATTTGGTCCGACAGGAGCCGCGATTATGGTGCGATAAAAAGGTTTATACCCTTTATATGTATGTTTTATGTCTGAAACAACACGACCGTCATTTACAACACTATAATATCTAACAAAATTTTCTGAATCGTAATAACCAACATAATCTCCAAAATCTATATCAATATTTAAATCATTAAGTGTTTTCAAATATACTGACATTGTAATATTACCAGGCTCAACTTGATCCATTCTTGTTGATCCAACCATTTTATTGGTAGGAGCAGCAATTGCAACATACGCATTGAATTCGACAGGAGGTAAAAACTTAATACCGTCCTCAACCACTTCACCGTAAACATCATCAGTTTTGATTTTGTTTCTATCAATTCTATAAAGGACACAAGTATAGTTCATATCACCAATTAACCATTCTTGACCCATACCGATTTCAAGTTCAAAATCACGATCCCCAAAAAATTTACCGAGTCTTGTTATAGGAACATTACTTTTCATTAGGCTGTTTTATTGATAAATATTTATTTTATGATTATTTTTAATAAAAAAGATTTTGGGAGATTTAAAAACTCTTATCGAACATAAAGCACTTGATGTTCTTGACACCTATAGTGGTGCCAACAACTATATATTATATCTAAAAGAAAAAAAAGAATCATCAAAAAAGTTTTTCCCAACACGAACTCAAGCCGATTATATTTTAACTTATTTTGAGACAAAACCAAAAGTTGCAAGAAAATGGGTTGAATTAGACACTTACTTCGCTAAAAAGTTTGCAGAAGAAAGATACTTGATAGAAACACCAAAAGAAATCTATGTTGAAAAACTATTGGTTGAAAAGGAAAAATCTTATCATGTTTGGGGTAAGTTTTTTGAAAAAGATAAATTATCAGAGTTTTGGGTTCCTAAATCTGCTTTAATAAAAACACATAATGTAAAAAGTGTTGATATTGATTATTCTAAATATTCGCATCGACCACCTTTAAATCATCAGAAAGTTGCGATTGAAAAATTGGCAGGATCAAAAAGATTTATTTTGGCCGATGATATGGGACTTGGTAAAACTACATCAACAATTATTGCCGCACTTGAGACAGGTGCAAAAAAGATTTTAATAATTTGTCCCGCATCTTTAAAAATAAATTGGCAAAGAGAAATTGAAAACTATTCTGATCGACCAACTTTTATTGCGGAAGGAAAGAAGTTTTCTACGGATTACGATTTTGTTATCGTAAATTATGATATATTAAAAAACTTCCACGATCCAAAAGACAAAGAAAATTCATTATTAGAAAAATCTAATTTTGATCTTGTTATTTTGGATGAGGCACATATGATATCAAACGCTCAAGCTCAAAGGACAAAGATAATTAATAGTTATGTTAAAAACATCGATAAGGTTTGGTTGTTGACGGGAACACCGATGACATCTCGACCTATGAATTATTATAATCTTTTAAGTATCATTGAAAGTCCTGTTGCTCAAAATTGGATGGCTTATGCGATTCGTTATTGTCAGGGTTATCAATTTAATGCTGGTAAAAGAAAAGTTTGGAATGTTTCAGGAGCATCCAATTTAGAAGAATTAAGAGATAGAACGTCAAAACAAATTCTAAGAAGATTAAAAGAAGAAGTTTTAGATTTACCTGACAAAATTATTACACCTGTTTATTTGAGATTGAAATCTTCTGAATATGAAAATCTTATGGGCGAATACTACGATTGGTATGATAAAAACCCTGAAGAATCTTCATCACTTACAGTTCAGTTTTCAAAACTTATGAAAGTTCGAAAAGTAATTGCAAACGAAAAAACAAAACAAACTATTGAGTTTGCGGAAAACATTTTAGAACAAGGAAAAAAAGTTATTATTTTTACAAACTTTACGGATTCACTTCAAACAATGTATAATCATTTTGGAAAACAAGCTGTTTATCTTGACGGTAGTTGTTCTAATTCTGTTCGTCAACAAGCTGTCGATTCATTTCAGAACGACGAAAAAATCAGAGTTTTTGTTGGTAATTTAAAAGCGGCAGGTGTTGGTTTAACATTAACTTCAGCTGAGGTTGTAATTATGAACGACTTATCATTTGTTCCTGCAGAACACGCACAAGCGGAAGATAGGGCGTATCGTTATGGTCAAAAATCAAATGTTTTAGTTTATTACCCTTTATTCGAAAACACCATAGAAGGTGCTATTTATGACATACTAAACAAAAAGAAAGAAATCATTAGAACAGTAATGGGTGATCAAATACCTGAAAATGTTGGTGATGTTGCTGAAGAAATATTAAATCTAATTAATAAAAGGTGATATTTATTTAAAAAATAGATAAGTTATGCCAACAAAATTAGATCAAAGTCAAATTGATGGATTAAGTGATGACCTTAATTCCTTAGACTCGATTGATGAGTCTTTAGAAAGTAAAATATCTACTGAAGATTCTATAAACGATCAGGTAGATGTTACATTACAAGAACAAATTGATAATTTAAAAGACACACTATTATCTCTTATATTTGGCAATAGATTAGATGTTATGGTTGATGGACCTGATTTAATTGTCATGACACCAACACAATTTCCAATAAATGTTTCATTAATAACATGGGTTTGGTTTTTTAACGAAAGCCCAATTACAGAGTCTAATTCAAATATTTATAGACCATTAGAAAGTGGAACATACAAAGCGTCTGTAACTTATCAAACAATATTAGGACCACATTATATAGAGTCAGACCCAATTACCGTAGAAATACCAAAATAGAATGAAGGTAAGTCTGAATATAGAAAGTAAAAATTTTAAAAAATATACCAACTTCATCAATAAGTTTATTGAACTTCTGCAACGTGAATTTCCTTTGAAGAACGATGTCAAAGTATTTTTTTTAAATCAACAAGAAGGTGAAATGTCTACAGGTAGTAGAAGAACTGATAATACAATTAAGGTCTTGGTTGGTGATCGTATGAATAGAGATATTATGAGAACCTTAGCACATGAGTGGGTTCATGAACACCAAATGGATGTTTTAAAAAGAAAAAAAGGTCCAGACATTGGTGGTCAAAATGAAGATGAAGCAAATGCTTTTGCAGGACGACTTATTAAAATGTTTGAAAAAGAAAATCCTGAAATGGAACAATTAATGTATGAGCATAAAGGAATCAATAACAAACTTTTAATTTTAGAAACTCAAATTTTATTAGAACAAAAAATTGAAACCAAAAATAATTTGTTGGTTGAAATGAAAAAAATAGGTATTGAAAAATTACCTTATTCATATTCTTCTTTATCTCGGTTTATTGATTCTAAAACAATGAACGTTCACTACAACAAACACTACAAAGGTTATGTTGATAAATTGAACGATGCGTTAAAAGATAAGGAAGGTGATTTAGAATTGGAAGACATTATTAAAACAATCAGTAAATACGATAATAAAGTTAGAAATAACGCAGGAGGAGCTTTTAACCATGCATTATTTTGGAAAATGTTGTCTCCAAAAAAACAACGACCTCATGGTGAAATATATGAAAAGATTAAAAAAGATTTTGGTAACATAAAAAAACTAAAAGACGAATTTAATCAAGCGGCAAAAGATCGTTTTGGTTCAGGATGGGCGTGGTTGTATCTATCAAAAGATGGAAAATTAAAAATAATGTCAACTCCAAATCAGGACAACCCACTTATGAATGTTGTTAAAAAAGGTGGATTTCCATTGTTGGGTCTTGATGTTTGGGAACATGCATATTATTTAAAATATCAAAACAAAAGAGATGAATACATTTCAAAATTTTGGGATGTTGTTAATTGGGAGTTTGTAAACGATTTATATTTGTCAAAGACAAAAAAAGAAAATATTAAAGAGAGTGTTGAGTCTAAAGAAATTATAAATGAAATTAGCACAACTTTCGCATTTCCATACACACCAAAACAATTAAGAGATTTAATTAATTCACAATATGTAGGTTGTCTTGGTAAACAATATAAAAATGGTTGTATAGGTAGAATCCAAACAAAAAAATGCACCACAGATGTTGGTATTTTAGGTGGTGATTATGCAGAAAAAAAACACGGAGGAACAAGTCAATGGTCTATCGTCAATCGTTTTGATACCAATAGTAAAGTTAAAAAAGAAATATATAACATTTGGTTAGAAGAAACTGAAGGGTTAACAGATTTTAAAACATGGATTAAAGAACATGCTTATGACCTTTTCGCAAATGAAGGAATGTATTTAGATCGTTTGGCGGAAATAAACGTTGGGACAATAGAAGTTGGTAAAGAGAATGAAAATTATGCAACAAGTATTATTCGACAAATATATAAATTAAATCCTGATGAAGAAGGTATGACTTATGAGTTGTATGAACATTGTTCGGGAGATATTAATGATAGAAAAAAAGGTCAAGATATAGTTTTAAAAATTAAAGGAGGAGACACAATTTATTTCCAAGTCAAACCTTTTACAAATAGCCTTAATCATATTGAATTTTTTGATGGTGGAGATAGGGGATATTATTTTAAGGTGGAATCTTGGCACACAAACAAAAAATATAAAGAAGAAAATGTTGATATAATTTTGTATGTTGATAGAGCAGAACAAAAATACATCATGTTTAGAAACGATTATAGTAAAATTTTAACGGTAAGCACCTCAAGAAGAAATCCACCATATTATATATATTATTATGAAATGCCACTTCAAAGTAACTTTAAAGTTCCATTACAAAAAGAAACACAAAAAGCACCTGTAAAACAATTCATATCAAAAGATGTTAATAAACAAATTGAATTTTATAGAGATAGAATTAAATATTTTACAGATAAAATAAAAGAATTGGGTGGTGAAAATATTGAAATTTCTGAGATGATAAATTTCTATAAAAAAGAGTTAAACAA